GATCAACTTCATAGGCAATGATGCCTTGTTCTGAAAGGCTCTTGGCTGTGGCAGCTGCACCATCAAGGTATGCCTGCTGTTGTGTTGCAGTGAGTTTGTTCCATTCTGTTTCAATGGCATTGACATCAATTTTTTTGTCGTTTTTGAATGTGATGAATTTGGCCACTTTGGTTTTTGCTGTGCTGTCTATGGTGATGTAATTTTCAACTTGGCTGGGTGACAACACAAACTTGTTGTCTTGCACACCAAACTTTTTGGGTTTGTTGTTGTTCACAGCAGTTGCTTGTTGAGATTTTATCACAGTGTGCTGACTTTTTTTGTTGAGGTTTTGGGGGAAAGCAATGCCAGGTTTGGATGTTGCACCCAAGTTGTTGGTTCCACCTTTCACAGCATCTTTGATTGCACCAATGATTTCTTCTTTGGATCCTTTGACAGCAGAGCCTGATTTAATCTTTTCATAGGTCTGTGCTCCTGAAAGGATTGCACCCAACACATTGCCTGACTGCAACAGACTCACAGTTGATGTTGCACCTGACAGTAGACCAAATATAGAATCGCCACCACCACGGTTGGGAGAAGGTGATTTGTCATAGTGGAATGTGGCAAATCCTTGCGGATCAGCTCCCACAGCACCATTCTCCATCAACACACCAGAGTATGAAATTGAAAATGTGTGTGAGTTTACACCAGTGCCAGCATCCTGTGCCATGGAACCATTTGACCAATCATTGATGATTGGATTCATCATTTTGTATTCTGTGAATCTTTTTCTTGCCAATTGGAATATGGAGATGGATTTGAAGAATGTGTTGTGCTTGGCAACATCTCTACCCCATCTCAGTGCAAACTGCTGTCCATATGATTGGTTGGCATATGTGATGTCTTGTCTGTTGGTGTCCACAATGTAGTGTTGATAGTATGACTTCCAAAATGCTGTGGCAACATCGCCCATGTCATCATGCAGTTCAATGGTGACTGGCTGATATGTAATGCCTGTTTGAATGTAGTTTTTAAAATTGTATTGGTTCTTTTGTTCCACATTGAAAGAATACTGTGGTAAATCACATCGCTTGACAATCATGCCCAGTTCTATTTTTTCTGTGGATGACAGTGATGACCCCACTGCTTCTGGATTGATTTCAAACACAGTGTGATAGAGAAATTGATTTTTTGGTGCTAATCTAAATAGATCGTCTGTGTATAAACGAGCGGCATGCTGATAGTCTTTGAGGTTGTCTCCACCTAGTAGTTGTGATAAAAAATTAGAACGCCAGTTTGCCATTTGTAATATTTATGGCATCAAAAAACAGGTGTATTAAAATTAAATACCGCCGCCTGTAGCTGCTGTTGACACTGTTCTTGCCACTGCTGAACCTATGCCTGTGCCTCTTGGTGTTTGGATCGCATTGTCATATCTAATTGACATTGTGATCTGAACAGGATCAGAAGTTGCATAAGCCAATGTGCCGTATTGAACATTGTCTAGGTAAGCACCGTATAGTTCAAAAGTATCTAAAGTGTTTGGTGTGTTTGCACCATTACCACCATCAAGAATTTCAATTCTTGCTGTGAACTTGTAGTCTGAACCTGATGCCGCAGAAGACTGCTCGAAGAAATCAAACTGTTTCTGTAACTGTTCGCCAGTTAGTTTGGAAACTTCGTTGTTGACATCGTCTCTTACATTTAATGTGATAGGATCCCATGTGTGTTTGCCTGCCATGTAAACTCTTGAGTTGTATGCTTCAAGTGTGATTTGATCAAATGTGATGTTTGGTCTTGTCACGTCAACAACCTGTTTGGTTAGTTCTGATCTAGGAGTTGAAATACCAAAGTTTTCAAGTATCACTCTGAAGCGATACTGTAGTTTTGGCATCAGCAAGCCTTGTGATGCTGATGATTGATCACTCGCTAGTGGTACTGTAAATTTTGATAGTGTTGATACTGCCATTTGTTTTGTCTCCTAGTATGAATATTTACTATTCAATTTTTCCTTTTTGTTGTTGCACCTTTAAAGGTTATACACCCGAAGTTGCAATTTCTCCTGTGTTCTTGAGTCTAACTGGTATGTAGATGAACTCAACTGCTTTGACTGGTTCAATTGCGATATCAACATACAGTTCGTTTCTGTCAATTCTTGCGGCTGTGTTGTTGGATTCGTCACACACCACAGCAAAGTCGTTTAGAGCTCTCTGTGCTGTGAGTTCAAGCATGAATGACTCAACTGCTTGTTTGATTTCGTTTCTTGTCAGTGCATCGTTGGGTTCAAAGATGAACGGTCTAGCAATCTTATCCAAGTTTAATCTCACATAAGCCACTAGTCTTGCAACATTCACTCTGTCAAGTGCTGAAGCAGTAAGTTGTCTTGTTTTTTGTCCAAAACACACAAGGCCTGCGCCTGTCACAAATGATATTGGGTTGACATTCACAGAGTATAATGAATCTCTCAAACCTTCTGCAACTGCTGTGGTTTCAAATTCACCTTCTGAGTTGATGTAACCCACAGATGATGCATTGTCAATCACACCACGTCTCACACCTGCTGGTGCAAACCATGGAAACGCAACCTGATCGTTGTAAGCAATGGTTCTCAACATCATGTGTGATGCTGGTACTGCCACTGATTCGCCTGCCAGTGATGTTGTAAATCCTGATGGATAATACACACCTGTGAATGAGTTGGATGACACTAGGCCATCTTCACCATTGTCAGCTGCGCCTGCTGTGTTGTTTGCCCAGTTTGTGACATCAGTTGATGTTGGTGCTAGTCTGAACGGAGCATCACCAACCACAAATGCAGTTTCTTTTCTGTCTGCATTGAGTGTTTCAAGATTTGCAATCAGTTCTGGATATCCTGGAGCTGCAAGTAGATTGAATTCTCTCTGCTCTTCTCTCAGTTCTGTGGTTGCTTCCACAGTTGATTTGAGTGCTTCAACAATCACATTTCTCTGTGCTTTTCTGCCCATGTAAGGTGAACCGTCTGCTTTGAGTCCTGACACAGTTATCCATGCATCTGTTTCTGATGGCAGTGTTGGGTATGTCACTGTGCTTGGGAAGTTGGTTCTTGTGAACCATTTCTTTCTGAACTCTTTGACTGTGTAACCTGATCTTCTCAAGTTGAATCCAAGCATACCTTTTGGATATAATGCTGGATCTGGCTTGTCTATGTCTGTGTATGTTGAAGTCAACAAGTCAGTGATGAGTGTTTCTTCTGACACAACATCTTTTGTGCCATTGTCATGATATCTAAAGTCTGCAAACAGAATACCATCTTGCGATGTTTGGTCTGTGTTGTCAATCAGCACCCATTCTTGGCCTGATGATTGTGATGAATCGTATCTGTAAATCACAGGATAGTTTTCTAGATCTGATGTGTCTAACCATAGATCACCGTTGACCAGTGCTGTGCCATCTGTCTGTGTTGTAGGCTCAGTTGCTGAAATGATTGGACCATTTGGATCTGTGTTGCCAAGATTGAATCCTCTTGCATCTGAAGCCACATTTTGATATCCAGTCCAGGCTGAGCCATCGTGGATAAGGATGTCAACTTCACCAACTGTAGTGTTGTACCACTTCTGTCTGTCTGCTGGATCTTTGGTTGGCTCATTTACACTTTGAATTGCTGTGAATGTTGTGCCAGTGTCTGGTGTGTTTTCAACAGGTGTCCAGTTTGATGCCAAGAATGCAAATGTTCTGTTGGCTTCTGTTTGATCTGCTGTGGATGAAAAGTCATCCTTGTCACCTGCTGGTGCAACATATAGGTTTGCAATTTTTTCTTGTGTGAGATCTGAGTTGCCGCCGTATGCGTTTGCGTATGTGGCATTGAAACCCAAGTCTGACATTGCTGTGCCGTTTACATCTGAGAAGTAAATGTTTCCACCCAGTGCATGTGTGAGTGTGATTCTTTTTGATGTTGCATCATAAGAAGCAGAAATGTGTTGGAATCCTGCCGCCGCAATTGCTGTGACAAAATCGTCTGCATCTGTACCACCGAGTGTTACAGTTTTAGTTTCTAACAAGTTAGCAGATGTTGTTGCTGTACCTGAACCTATTTGTGATTCTGCCATTCTGATTGTGTCGCCTGAACCAACTGCATTTGTCTTGTCTGCAATCTTGTTGGAAACAATCTGTGTGGTTGAACCTGTGCCTACTGCTCTGCGGAATGCCACATAGTCAATCACTTCACCTGAATCTTGTGTGGAGTCATCCCATTCAGATTCGCCAATGTTGACTTGGACAAACACATCGTTGGTTGTGAGGTTGATACCTCCACCTGTTCTATCCAATTGCTGTAGTGCTTGCTCCTGTGTTTTGTACACAGGTGCTTCCACAGTTTCAAATTGTCCTGCTGTTGAAGAATATTTCTTCAATGAAATTGATGCACCACTATTTGGTTGAGTGGTTTGAATAAACACAGAGCCTGTTGGTCTTGGTTTTGAATCTGATGTTCTAAATCCATGATCTTCTGTGTGTCCACCAATGAA